CGAACTGCCGAAGCTTATAGCAAAGGAGAGTATATTGATATAAAAGTTGTATCAAAATCACGCACCAAACAAAATGTCACAGGCAAAAAGAAGAAAACCACTAAGCGAAAAAGTAAAAGGTAGTCTCAAGAAAAAGGCTGATGGCACAAAGTTTTTTTATGGAGAACTTGCTGCTGTTTATAGAAAAGGTCAGGGAGCTTATTTGTCTAGTGGTTCAAGAAATGTTCCTATGGCAGCGTGGGCTATGGGCAGGGTAAATAGTTATATGAGGGGTGACAAAGCAAGAACAGCAGACGCAGCAATATATTCGAGGTACAATAAGAAAAGATGAAGCTAACTACTAGACAAAAGAACACACTTGCAAAGCACCAGAAGGCTCATGGTCACACAAAGGCTCATATGGAATATATGAAACGTAAGATGAGAGAAGGGGTTTCATTTACTGAAGCACACAATATGGCAATGAAGAGGAAGGGTAAATGAGTGACCCTAGACTTAAAAGGTTTGGATTGTCTGGTTTTAACAAACCAAAAAGAACCCCATCACACCCGACAAAGTCTCATGTTGTTCTTGCAAAAGAAGGCGATAAGGTTAAATTAATAAGATTTGGAGCGCAGGGTGCAGATACAAAGCCACCAAGAAAGGGTGAAAGCATGGCAGATAAGGCAAAACGCAAGAGTTTTAAGGCTAGACACGCTAAAAATATTGCCAAAGGTAAAATGTCAGCAGCTTTTTGGGCAGACAGGACAAAGTGGAGCTAATATTGTGAATAATTGTAAATTTTTTATTTATGGCTGACGAACCAATCAAACCAAATCCACCTGTAGATACAGCAGCGTTGATGGCAGAAGTTGAAGCACTCAGAAAAAGCAACAGAGAAATTTTAGATGACTACAAAAAAGCGAAGGAAGCGGCAAAAGCTGTCCCACCAGATGTTGATGTAGATGCTCTGATTGCTTTTAAACAACAGAAAGAAAAAGAAGAGCTTGAGGCAAAGGGCAGATATGATGAGGCTATTGCAAAACAAGCACAGCAGTATCGTGATGCTGAAGAGGCAAAGAATAAAAGAATCCAAGAGCTAGAGGCTAGGCAGAGACAGCTTGAAGTTGAAGCCCCAGCAGTAACAGCCCTTGCTGATGTTGTACACGATCCCCAATATGTGCTATCTCGCATCAGTAAGGATCAACTTGCAAGAGAGGCAGATGGGACAGTTGTTGTTGTTGATGGATATAACAGAACACCAGTTAAAGACTGGGCAATGACAAAAATGCCAGCATGGGTACAGAAGAACCCAAGACCACAGGGCGGTGGAGCAACCACAACTAAAGTTCAGACTGAAACAGTAGCTGCTGGTGAAAAAAACCCCTTTGCAAAGGATTCTTTCAATCTTACAGAGCAAAGTAGGTTATATAGAACAGATATAAATAAATATAATATGCTCAAAAACGCAGTTAGCGGTTAGTATAGAACTAACGTGGTTGTGCCATGTCAGAGGTTGTGCCTCGAAGTAAACATATTAATTAAATTCTAATGGCGACATTAAGATCGGATTTAATT